GTTGATCACATCACCGATAGGAATGCCATGGTCTGTGTCAGTGAATAGTTTGACGATGCCGCTTGCCTGAGTGGCCGCAGTGATTTCCCTGAGGATAATGCTGGGGGCAGGCGCATAAAACTGGATCTGAGTGGTTGTGGCGCTGATTACTTGAAATTCTTTGCCCACCAGTGGGGCTAATTCTGGGATGGTGTTCTCGTAAACAATGATAACATCGCCCGCGCTCACTGTGACGTTACCGTCCACCGTGATTGTGACAAGCCCACCATCCACTGAAACTCTACCACCGTGTGCGTCAAATACTTGGGGCTGTGTATAGGATCCACCGGGGGACAGAGTGAACCCGTCGGTCATTGTCGCTTCTGCCACCCCGAATACCACAGTCTGACTGGTGCCACTGACATAGGTGAATGTGTCTGCGTTGATTACTGAAGCCACCGTGAATGTCCCATTGGGTGGTGTCCCGCCCGTCAATCCAGCGATCACGATCGCTGCCCCATTAGTCAGTCCGTGATTTTTCACGCTCATCGTAACGGTGGTGGTCCCTGACTGCGATGCTGCAAAAACCGGGCGACCATTGGGATACCACTCGAAAGCCTGCTTGCCATCGCGGAATAGCATGACCTTGTCGAAGACTTGGATCATGTCGGTGTCCTCGCCAAGTGCTTGCCCGATTGGATAGGCAATGTCAGTGATGCCATACCCGTCCAAGTCGATCTTCTTCGCGACGGTGTCGAGCGCCACAATCACGAATTCCTTGTTCGATTGATTCGGGTCGCTGAACAGGCACGATGCTCTCACGTTTGCCGAGGCAAAATCGTCGATTGGCATCTGGGAGAGAAATCCATTGACGTCTGACACCGAGGTCACGCCGGGTACCGTATACTGCAACGTGTTCGCGTCAACGTAGGTCAATTCGTAACTGCCATTCACAGCGGCATCCAGATCTGTGATCTTCGCCCATCCGCTTGAACCTGCCTCGAACCCGTGACTGGTCACTGTGATGCTAATCACACCAGCAGATGCTGTCACGCCTGAGATCGTCTTGGCGGAATTGATCAGGTAGAACGGGAGCTTCAACGGCTTGCTCGCGGTCGTCAGCGCACCAGTCTTGCTGGCTACGCTCTTGCGAGGTTTCCAATACCCTTCCATGCGACCGTTGATAGACTCACGCACTTCGCCGGGCTGAAGCTCGTTGATCTGCAAACGCTGATTGACACCCATGAACGACTTGTCACCATCGGTGACAATCGCATCGCTCATTCCTGACCCAAATTGAGACATTATGCGTAATAGGCGATAGCAACCCCCGACAGCATCGTGACAGCAGTGAAATTCCCTCCAATTCCTAGCCCGGCAGGCAAAGTGATATTGACTAAATCACTAAGATTTAGAATATTTGTTGAACTCATCGTCTGGATGACAGTGTCGTTAACTATTTGAATCCACCGGAAATTGCCTTCGAGGACGTCTCCCGGCCCCATCACGACACCTCCACCTTGACCCTGTAGCTGATATGAATCTCCTCTTGCCATGAGCAGGCAATAGCGGAAAACGTGGAAATCGTCAACCTGCTGGCAAGCACAGTCAGGGACGTTTGGAAAATGGACGGGAGGTTTTTACACCCAGCTAGCAGAGGTGATCAGTCCGCCGCAGTCTGTTTTATCCCGAAAATGGCAGCCTGTCGCGACCCAGATTTTTAAGTTTTATGAGTCCACCCCCCAGAGTGCGACTCTGGGGTCGAGGGTCATGCGCTTTCACTGGCAGGCTATTGTATGGCGACCGATTACGTCGGTCAGTCGGAGAGGTATTGATAGTTTTGGGTTCCTCCTCTCAAGTATACCACACTCCAACCTCCGGTCAGGTCGCTCACTTGTCGGTCGACTGCCTCACAGGAACAAATGCCCTCACTGCGGAAGCTGGAGTGTAGTGACCGATTACGTCGGTCAGGCGGCACGAGTTTTACGACGCAGTGCGTTGTCGAAGTCTTAGAAAGGTGGAGTTTTCATATGGGCAATACCATTGATCCTTTCCGATGAGAGCGCAAGCTTTTTATCCTTCCCATTTCTCAATTGTTTTTAAAAATGCCTCGCAGCGTTGGGCAGCAGTGGCTTCGGTTGCTTCTGCATACCCGTGTAAGGAGATTGCCCCACTTACAACGGTGCAAAGACACGCAAAGTAGCGAGGCTTGAGATTTTGTGGTAGTCTTTTCACAGCCTCATGTATCGCGTTGAGGTCGTTGAGGTAGTCGGGTAGTGGTGATGTGTAGGTGTTGTGCTTGCCTTTTGGCGGAAGCCCGTGCGGATATTTCGGATCACTGGTTATGAATGTCCACCCGCAAGCCTCGGCTATTTTTATGCGTTGCGCTTCAGGACTCATTTTCAGCCCTCCATTTTAGGATCGCATCCGCCACCTGGTCAGGCGTGGTCTTGCGGTATCTGAGGTAGTCGGCCAGAGTCTCGGATGGGTCGATTACGTTCACGAGGTCCCAAATAAGGCATTTGTTGGAGTCGAGAAACTCGCCGTCGAAGTCGAGGATGTTGGCTTTGTGAGCGAGTTCCGCGGCCTCGCCCAAACGGTCAAATGCGCGTTCGATATCCGCGATGTCGCGGAGGAGTAGTTGTTTTTTGGTCATGTTGTTTTTATTGCGGAGGGATCGAACCTCCGGTGAGTGGTTTATGCAAGAGACAGTCTCATCGCCAAGCGTTTTGCGGCATCAATAGCGTAAGTCCATTCAGATCTAGCTTGTTGAATATTATTGCAAAACCAAACGTATTCAACGCGGTCGCCGTTTCTGACTTGGATTTCATTTACAATTGCGACCACTTTGATTTCATCGGTGATTTGCTTGCTAGCGCTTAAGTTGAGAGCTTGGTAGGTGTTGGACATGTGCAGACCTTGCCTTGCGTGTTGCGTTTGTGCAACACAAAAGTTGCGTTCTTTCGATTATTTATTTTTCCGGCGTCCAAACTCAGCAATCAGTAGGGCGTCAGACGTTGCATGAGTGCATTTGAGATTCGGGAATAGCTCCTGCGCTTTGCGCTTTGAGACGTTTTTGTCGCCTCCGGTCATGCATCCGAGGGCTTTTTGCCACACCTGCGGCCTGACACGCTCAAACGGGATGCCTGCGGCTGTGAGCGCCATTTCAAGATGGCCGAAACCGTTGCCAAATGTAAACGCGGATTTTACGCCCATTTGCGGCGATGAATGCACCTGCTCTAAATAGGCCTTAAATTCCGTGTGTCGGTAAATCATCGCGGAATCATTAACTATGTGAGTTATCAATTCCCAAACTCCTTGCATGGTGTCTGGCATTTTCTCAGCTCTCATGCCGTCCTCGTGAGTCCATGCGATGCCACCGCTAGCGCCTGGGTCAATTCCAATGATGGTCATGCAATCCCCCGTTCTTTTTCAGCGGTCCATAGCGCGCCAAGTTTTGCTTTGATTTTGCGCTTTTCGGCAACAAGGCGTTTCAATCCGGCCTCTAGTTTGTCGGTTGTATCACTTCGGAGAAGAGTAACCAGCAATGGAGCTTCGCCTGGGCAGTAGCTTAAAAAGTCAACCTCGTCGCATTCGCAGCAAACCATACCCATCTGACATTGCCAAAAATGCACTGATGGAATTGTGCCTTTGCCGTGATGTTTCATTAGCCATTTCCTGTGTTGTATAGGCCAAGGATTTTTGATTTCCAAAACGCGAGTAATTTTTCCATTGGTCATCAAAAGCCCATCTGGACTCATTCCGTATTCGCCGCAATCGGACGATACAAAACCAACTTCAATAACTTCTTGGCCTATCCGTTTTGAGTAATACTCACGAGCAATTGGTTCCAGCGCGCTTCCTCGCTGGACTGGCAGATTGTATTTCATTTTTTGTTCGTCCTTTTCGTCCTGCTCAATTCGCCATGCGTCTTTTGGCATCATGTCGTCAATTTTTGCATGTAGCAAATTAAACGCTGGCTCAGTAAGCTCCATCAAATGAGCGCCTTTGTCGGGTAGCAGTTCAATAAGTGATTCTTTGTTTGAGCTTTTCTTGTAATCAGTTCCGCACGAATCCAGGACGAGCTTTATTTCCGGTATCGTCATATTGATACCAATCGGATCAAGGCAAAATTCGCCTACGTCAGTTCCGGTGATGACGCCCCGACGGACATTTTTCCACTCCTCGGTCCCCTGTATTAAATCAATGTATGTTTTCATTATAGCCAATTCTCTATCAGTTGTTTATATGCCGAAATGATTCCTTGCGCTTTCGCTTTATTCAAACTGCTGCCCATGTTAGCCATGGCCTCGCGTAGATCCGCAAGTCGCGATTGAGTTAGTGCGCCAAAGGTTTTCCACGCCTGCTCTTTTGTTTCGTATTCCATGTAAATTCCCGCCTGTGAGAT